AAGAAAAACTATATATATTATATATATATAAAAGGGGTTTTAAATTCCCCTTTTATATTAAGTAATAATATACACGAAAAAGCAGAAGTTTAAAAATAAACGATTTACACAGAAAGGATATAAAATGAAGACTACTGAATTTTTTATGCCTATGGACCCACCAACAATTACACATCAAGAAAAGAAAATTAGTTATGTGAACGGTAAACCAATCTTTTACGAAGAGCCAAGACTGAAAGAGGCTAGGTCAAAACTTGAAGCATATTTAAGCAAATATGTTCCAAAGGAAATGTTTGTTTCAGGTGTATCACTTGTTACAAAGTGGTGTTTCCCACTAAAGGGGAAACATAGTGATGGGGACTATCGTACAACAAAGCCTGATACAGATAACTTACAAAAGCTTTTGAAAGATGTAATGACTAAGTTAGGCTTTTGGAAAGATGATGCACTTGTTTGTTCTGAACTGGTAGAAAAGTTTTGGGCTGACATTCCCGGTATCTATATCAGGATAAAGGAGTTGCCTGCAAATGGACATTTCTCAAGTTAAGAAATATTTGAATAGGCAAGTAAGTTATAAGGGAAGTCTTTATAACTTGGTTGGTTGTATTATCAGACGAAGTACAAAAGAAAACAAGTTTATATATCAAGCTGAACTACAAGACAGTTTAGCTACAAATTCTTTAGTGGTATGTAAACTTGATGATGTTGAAATAAGGAGTAACAATAATGGAAATTAAGAGAGTATGTGCAGTATGTGGAAATGAATTTACTGCAAGAAACCACAATGCAAAGTATTGTTGTTATGATTGCAAGAAAAAGCATACAAGAGAGTATGAAAGAAATCTCCGTAACGAAAAGGCGAAAGCACCAAAGCAGTCAAGAGAACATAACCTTAACCGTACTTTGTATAACCTACATAAGTACAACGAAGAAAACGGTACAAGGCTAAGCTACGGTCAGTATAGAGCTAAGATTGAAAGTGGGGAGATTGCAATATGACAAGTGAAGATTTAAAGATTGAAATTAAGGGTCGAGAAATAGTTATCAAAAAGCTTGATACTGCAATCAGAGCATTACAGAAAACTATCACAAGAATTAAAGCTAATCGTGAGGAACGCAAAAAGAAGGTGCTGGAATATGCATCAGAAGATGAATTGGCAGAGGCTTTTGGCTATGGAGATATTTCTGAAACTGATTATTATGCATTTCTTGATGCCTTGAGAGATGGTGTTGAAGTAATTGACAGAGAAACAAGTCCACAAGAAGTGGCATTTCATATTTTGGTTAGTTGGAAGTCTAGAATGATACGAGATTGTGCAGACATAAAGTATGAAATGCAGATACTAAAGGAGAGTGATAACCTTGAATGCTAAAGAGTATTTAAGTCAAGTACAATCGAAAGAAAGACAGGTTAAAAGGCAAGAGGACTACATAGCAAGGTTGAAAGAAACACTTGATGTTGCAGGAGTAAGGTATGACAAAGAAGTTGTACTGAGTTCACCGGAACTTGACCCAATGGCAAAAGTCTTTTCAAAAATCTGTGAAGAAGAAAAGAAACTTGAAAAATTGATGAGAGAATGTTCTGATTTTAGACTAATGGTGATGGAAGAAATTAACCTGCTTGATAACTTTGTGTATAGAAAATTATTGTTTATGGTGTATATTCATGGTATGAATTTAGCAGAGTATTCTAAGTCAGAAAATTATAGCTATGGTTATATTAGAAATATGCACATAAAAGCATTGAAACAATTTGAAGAAAAATTTTTGAAAATGTGACCTATATGTTACATTTAAGTGACAGCTAGGTGACTTGTATATTACAGTCAAAATATGTTATCATTAAACTACCCAAAAATGGAAAACCGAAAGAGATAGATAAGATTGCAAGAATGATTTTTCATTGACTATTCCTCTTGTATAAAAATTCAGCATTACCCACCTAAGCACTTAGGTGGGTTTTGTTGTATATGAAATTAGGTGATTTAATGTACAAAAATAAGTTCAGTTATGAGAATACAACAAAATTCATTTTTAATGGTGAAGGCATTTTTAATATTCCTATCATCAATGCTACAGATAATATTGACAATTTAGAGAATCTAATTGGCTTTAATTATGCAATGAGTAGCAAGAAGAAAGATTGTGGAGTGCATTTCTTTCTTGATGATTACCAGTTCCAACGATTATGGAATAATCCTGAAAAATATATTGAGGTGTTAATGAAATACCCCTTTGTACTTTCACCTGATTTTAGTCTTTATTCCGACTACCCTAGAGCCTTGCAGATTTATAATCATTACAAAAAGCATTGGTTGGCTGCATATTGGCAGATGTATGGTATCAAGGTAATACCTACAATTTGTTGGAGTGATGAAGTTAGTTATAATTATTGCTTTGACGGAGAGCCAAAGAACAGTATTGTTGCAGTATCCAGCGTAGGCACACAGAAAAGTATCAAAGATAAAGAATTGTTTTTACAAGGTTATAACGAAATGTTAGAACGGTTAGAACCTACACAAATTATTTTTTACGGCACAGTACCGGAAGAATGTAAAGGTAACATAGTACAAGTGAAGTCATTTCAAGAAAAATTTAGGAGGTCAGAGTAATGGGTGGCAGAGGTTCAGTAAGTGGAGTAACCCCAAAGCTCAAAAATCCAGTCGGTATCCCTTCAAATGCTATTACTGAAGATGAATTTCTTAGATTAAAAGGAGTTGGGGATATTTCAAGTGGTTACACGGTTGATAAACTTAGAGGAAACAGAGCTTTGAAAACACAGCGCGGACAGGAAAAGTTTGAGAAAGAGGGCTTGAAAGCTAATGCGGATTATTCAAATAAGCGTGCGAGTGCAAGAAAGGAATACAAATCTTTGGTAAGTAAGGGTGTGATTAGAGATAAGACACTTACAGAAAGAAGATTAACAATTGCTCACGGGCACCCTGATAATCAATCGACACAAGCCGCAAGGCGATTACTGGCAAAACAAGGAATTGACTGGAAAACAGGCAAGAAAATTAAATCATAATAAATTCAAAGGGGTGTTATAATGGGTGGCAGAGGTGGAAAATCAGGTAGTCATAAGAGTTATTCTGTAAGTCCTTTGACGGCGTTTAGAGAAAACTCAAAACAATTTAGCAACGCATTGCAAGAAGGTAGAACAAGAAAAGCAAGTATTGTTGAATTTACAGACATAACAGGTAAAGTATCAAAACGATATTGGAACGGTGCTACTTACACAGATAGAAGTAGTTCTCTTTATGAAAAAGAGTTTAAAGGAACTCATAAAGTTAGTTTTAAAAAGCCTAAGGATTGGTAATTTTGGGATAAAGGAGTGTGTGAATATGGGTGGCAGAGGTGGAACAAGCTCAGCTAGAAGTGCTTACGGTAATGGCGAACCAGTTTCAAAAACGGGTGCAAGATTTATGTACCATGCTTCTAAACAAAGTGGAGCATTGGAACGAAATAATCCGGATATAAAGAAAAATAGCAATTATGAAAAGATTGCACAAAGTGGGGATTTTAGTCTTATTGACAAGGCATCTAAGCAAGAGCTTAGAAAAATGAGTGACTATTATGAAGCAAGAGATGAAAATTTAAAAAAGAAAGTAGCTAAGCTGGGTAGTATTGATAAAGCTTTTGAAAATCAAAATCTATTAAAAGAAAAAAGAGCAATAACAAAAGCAGTATTAGCTGCAAGAGAGGCACAGAAAAAATTTCAAAAGAGGCAAGTTATTGACCCTACTTTAGAACATAGGCAAACTACAACAACATATGAAAATGCAAGAAAACGAAGAGAAAAGAACTTTGAAGCATGGTGGAACGGTAGTAGTAAATAAGGAACTAATAAAGAGAGGTGGTGACGGTGGCAAAGGGAAAATATCAAAAGTGGTTACTAAAGGAAAATTTATTATTGCTGGAGGGTTGGGCTAGAGATGGTTTAACTGATGAACAGATAGCGAAGAATATGGGTATTTCAGTTAAGACTTTATTTAACTATAAAACAAACCATTTACCGATTTTACAAGCCTTAAAAAAGGGTAAAGAAGTTGTTGACTATGAAGTTGAGAACGCTTTGCTTTCATCAGCACTAGAGGGTAATACAACGGCTCAAATCTTTTGGCTTAAAAATAGACGACCTGATAAGTGGAGAGATAAGCAGAAAGAAGAAACAGACACAACGGCACTTAATAAGCTGGATAATATTTTGAAAGAGATTAAAGATGATGCACTAAGGAGTACAAAAAATGGGTTACACAAATAAGCAAAAAGAATATATTGCAAATGCTACCCATAGATGGAACATAAAGAGTGGTGCAGTTCGTTCCGGTAAAAGTTTTGTTGATGTTACTTTTATTGTACCTATGAGAATTAGGGAGAGAATAGGCAAAGACGGACTTTGCTTTATTATCGGTGTATCTAAAGAAACTATTGAGAGAAATGTACTTCAACCAATGAGAGAACGATACACTTCTGATGTTGTAGGAACAATCAACAGTCGCAACATTGCTAAAATCTGTGGTGAAGATGTTTATTGTTTAGGTGCTGAAAAGGTTAGTCAGGTTGCAAAAATCCAAGGTGCTTCAGCTAAATATATTTATGGTGATGAAGTAGCAAAGTGGAATGAAGATGTATTTGCTATGCTAAAGTCAAGACTTGATAAGCCTTATTCTTGTTTTGACGGTAGTTTAAACCCTGAACACCCTACTCATTGGTTAAAGCAGTTTATTGACAGTGATGCCGATATTTATTTGCAAGAATATACTATCTTTGATAATTCCTTTTTGTCTAAAGAATTTGTACAAAACTTGTGTAATGAGTATGAAGGTACTATCTATTATGATAGATTGATTTTAGGCAAGTGGGTTCGTGCCGAAGGTGCTATTTACCGTAAATTTGCCGACAATCCAAAAGCGTATTACTGTAAATTAGTTGATAGAATTGACCCTGATTTACCATACAAACAGATACTAAAAGGCTCTTTACAAGAAGTAACAATCGGTATTGACTTTGGTGGTAATAAGTCAGGTCACGCGTTTGTTGCTACCTGTACAACTGATAATTACAGTGAGCTGGTGGCAATTAGAAGTATAAGGCACTTTGGAGAATATGATAGTAACGATTTAGACAGACTGGCTATAGAATTTGCACAGTCTGTTTTTGATATGGTAGGAAAAGTTGATTATGTTTATTGGGATAATGCCGAAACTGTTTTAGGTAGAGGTATCAAGAGAGCCTTTGAAAAGAAATTTCCTAATGTTATTGTTAGACCGGCTAGGAAAAAGCCTATACAAGACCGTATTCAATGCACATTGCGACTTATGGGAGCAGATAGGTTCTTTATTACCGATAGTTGTGACAGCTTGAAAAGAGCCTTGTGTGAGGCAGTATGGAACGATAAGAAATTAAATGATGAAAGGCTTGATGACGGATCTACCGATATTGATAGTCTTGACGGTTTTGAGTACACCTTTGAAAGAAATATGAAAAGGTTTATAAAGGTGGGATAAAATGGGACTTATAAATTTTTTGAAAGGAGTGTGGAGCAGAGTGTTTCCAACAAAGCTAAGAAGTATTAAGAATGCACTTAATATTGATATTGCTTTAACTGATGAAATGTTAAAGTCTATTGATGTGTGGCAGAACAGTTATTCAGGCAGAGCCTTGTGGCTTGATGAATATCATGTTATCAGTCTAAGACTTGAAAAGTCCATTGTAAGAGAATTTAGCAATGTTTCTTTGTCTGAAATGACTTCAAGTGTCAGTTACAAGCCACTTGATGAAATATACAAGAAAGCAATTAGAAACATTAACACACACTTTCAAAGAGGTTTAGCCACAGGTGCTATGATTATAAAGCCTTTAGGTGGCAGTAAAGTTCAGTTTGTTTCTGCCAATGCCTTTATACCTGTTGAATACGATACAGACGGAAGACTAATTAAAGTTATATTTCCTGAATTTAAAAAGCTAGGTAACAAGTTCTATACTAGACTTGAATACCACAACCTAGATAAAGACAAGGGACTGACAATTACTAATTCTGCCTATGTGTCTGACAGTGAAAGCACATTAGGCAATAAGATACCATTAAGCAGTATTGAAGAATGGGCAGACCTAGAAGAAAGTATCACATATCCCACAATGAATAAAACTGCTTTCGGCTATTATCGTAACCCTATTGACAATGATATTGACGGCTCTATGACTCCTATTTCTATATTTGATTCAGCATTGCCAATTATTCAGAAAGCAGATATTCAGTTCGGTAGGCTTGATTGGGAGTTTGAAAGTGGAGAAAGAGCTATACATATTGATGAATCAGCACTAAAAGGTAATAGAGTAGCAAAGTTAAATAAAAGGTTATATCGTAGTGTTGACCTTGATGATAATGAGGGTATTTTACAGGACTATTCGCCGACAATCAGACAAGTTGATATTAAAGCCGGACTTGAGGCATACAAAAGAGAGATTGAGTTTTCTGTTGGTCTTGCTTATGGTGACTTGTCCGATCCGGCAACAGTTGCAAAAACTGCAACGGAAATTAAGTCAGCTAAAGACAGAAAGTACAACACAGTTAATGCAATTCAGGAGAATTTAAAGGATTGTATGGAGGACCTTGTGTATGCTTTAGCTTTTTATAATTCAATGACTACAAGTGGTTACAAGTTTGTTTGTGACTTTAAGGATAGCATTAAGACAGATGAAGAAACCGAAAGAAAGCAAGATATACAGGACCTTAATCTAGGTATCTTAAGACCTGAGGAATATAGAGCAAAGTGGATGGGTGAAGACATTGATACAGCCTTACAGAACCTACCACAAAAAGCTGAGGTGATAGAATGAGTAATTCAATTATTATTACAACAATTATTTGTGTTACAGTTATTGTACTGGCTTTTATAGGTAAAGATTAATGCAAATTACAGAGAAGGATATAGAGTCTGTTCCTCAGCCTATTGTGAGCCTTTTTAATGACCTGGAACAAACTATTATGCTTGACATTATTAGACGGTTACAATCTAATAATAAAGAGATTACAAGGTCAGCAGATTGGCAAATTAACAGACTATATGAATTGGGAAAAAGTAAAGAAGAAATAAAGAGTTATATCAAGAACACCTTGAACCTATCTGATGAACAGATAGACAAGGTGTTTTCTAATGCTATAAGAAGTGGTTATACAAGAGATATAAGCCTTTATGAAACAGTAGGTAAAAGTTTCATACCATATGAAGATAACTTACAACTTCAACAACTTGTTACATCAATGATAACTCAGACTAAAGGAGAGCTAAAGAACATTACCGGTTCTTTAGGCTTTGCACTTAGAGAGCCTAACTCAACTAAGCTAACATATACACCACTTACAGACTACTACCAAAGCACTCTTGACAAGGCAATAACTCAGATTGCAACAGGTGCATTTGATTACAACACTGTACTGAGAAATACAGTGAAAGAAATGACTAACTCAGGACTAAGGTACATTGACTATGATAGTGGTTACAGCAGTAGAGTATCGGTAGCAGTAAGGAGAGCAGTCCTTACAGGTTATAATCAGGTAGTGGCAAATATCAATGAGAGTAATGCAGAAAAACTTGAAACAAACTATTTTGAAACTACTTATCATAGTGGTGCAAGACCTACCCACCAACCTTGGCAAGGTAGGGTGTATAGCAAGGAAGAGTTAGTTTCAGTTTGTGGACTGGGTACAGTAACAGGGCTTTGTGGTGCTAACTGTTATCACAACTATTATCCATTTATTAAGGGTGTATCGGAAAGGACTTATACAGATGAAGAACTAAACCGAATGAACCAAGAAGATAATGAGAAAAGAGAGTTCAGAGGTAAAAGCTACACAAAGTATGAGGCTCTGCAAAGACAAAGAAAACTAGAAACCATAATGAGAGCAGAAAGACAAGAAATAAAACTGCTTACAGAGGGTGGTGCCGGTGAAGATGACATAATGTCAGCTAATGCAAGGTACAACAAGACATCAGACGAATATGCAAGACTTTCAAAGGCTATGGACCTACCACAACAAAGACAAAGAGTAAATATTGATGGACTGGGAAACATAGGTGCTAAGCTAGATAAAAGTAATAAGGTGGCTAAGAGTAATGGTACAAAGACTATTGAAAATGGTGTACATAAACTTTCTGATTCCGGTGACAACACCAACTTTGAAAAAACTATACAAAACAGTAAATCAAATATTGAAAAAAGTAACGATAGTGGTATAATAGAATTTGAAAAAGGTGTAACTAAAGATGTTAAGAAAATCTTTAATACTGAATATGAGAATATGCAACAGAAGTTTGGAAACATATCTACCATATCTTCTGTTGGTGTTCTTAGAGATAGTAATTTGAGTACATATGGCTCATACAATGATAATTCAAGAGAATTAGTGTTAAGATTTGCTAATAAGAAAAGTTTTGTATCAGAACACACTAAAAAAGCAAAGAAAATGAACAAGTCCGGTGAATGGTCAACTGCACATTATTTACACGCTATAAGGCACGAAATAGGTCATGCAATTCAGCTTGAACATAAACTGAATGACCCATTGTGGAATGAAAAATTAAAAGCAATACAGGATATAATGCGTTCATTACCTGAATATGATAACAATAAATTTAAAGGTAAATATACCGTATCAAAATATGCTATGCAAGATATAAATGAATTTATATCTGAATGTATTGCAGAAAGTATGAATAAGAAGGCAAAATACACATCTAAGCAAGTTGCAAATATCATTAAGGGGGATAAATAATTATGACTGAGATATTTAATAAGTATATAAAATGGTCTCATTTGGATAATACTTGTCATAGACGGCTAAATAAAGATGCCCCGGAATACATTAAAGATGAAGTAAGAAAACTTGATGATGAGTATTATAAAAAAACAGGAAGGCATAAAATGATTGTTGATTATGATGATGAATAACGATTGTCTAGACTATTAGTTTTTATACTTTTTATGTTTCGTGACAAAATACTGCTACTTAAGCACTTTACATTTTGTAAGGTGCTTTTTTTATACCCAAAATTACAAATATTGACCGTTCCTAAGTCGTTAAACTAAGGATAGAAAGAGGTGCTACCTCGTTAAAAAGCGTATCGAAAGGAGCTATTATGCAAAGAAAATTTTTAGAAGATTTAGGACTTGATAAGGATAATATTGATAAGGTTCTGAATCAGTACAACCAAGATTTAGAAAAGGCTAAACAACCACTTATTGTGGAAAGAGATAGCCTAAAGGATCAGCTAGAGACTGCACAAGATGCACTAAAAGAATTTGATGGGGTTGATGTTAAGGACTTACAAGGTAAAATTGATAGTCTTAACACAGAACTTGCAAACAAGGACAAAGAGTACAAGGATAAAATTGCAGATATGGAGTTTACTTCTGTACTTGATACGGCTTTATCAAAAAGTGGTGCAAAGAACAGTAAAGCTGTTAAGGCTTTGCTTGACCTTGACAACCTTAAAACATCAAAAAATCAAGCAGAAGATATTGAAAAGGCTATCAAGGATGTAAAGACAGAAAATGACTACATGTTCAAGTCAGATGAGCCTTTCAAAAATCCGGTAAAGAATACCGGTAACACAAATATTAAACCTGACTCAATGTCAGCAATTAGGTCTGCTATGGGTTTAGGTGAACCAAAAGAAAATAATTAATTAAGAAAAGAGGTTTTATTTTATGGCAAATACTATTGAATTAGCAAAATCCTATGTGCCACTTCTTGATGAAGTGTATAAGAATGCTGCACTTACTTCTGATTTAGACGGTGCGTCAGAACTTGCACAAGCCGGTGCTAATGCTAACGAACTGATTATTCCAATGATTGAAATGGACGGTCTTGCTAACTATGACCGTAACAGTGGTTATATTAACGGTGATGTAACTATTAAGAATCAGACAGTAGCTTGTAACTACGATAGAGGTAGAAAGTTTACTGTTGACAGTATGGATAATATTGAAACTGCCGGTATTGCATTTGGCAGACTTGCAGGCGAGTTTATCCGTACTAAGGAAGTACCTGAACTTGATGCATTTAGATTTTCTACATACTCAGGTATCAAGGGTATTTCTTCTGCATATGGTAGCCTTTCTACAGGTGACAGTATTATTAAGGCTCTTCGTACTGCTACTGCAAAGATGGATGATGACGAAGTACCTACAGATAACAGAATTCTGTACATCCGTTCAGACCTTTACGGTGTAATTGATGATATGGATACAACAAAGTCAAGAAAAGTGCTTGAAAGATTTTCTAAGATTGTTCCTGTACCATCATCAAGATTTATGACTAACATTACACTAAATGACGGTAAGACCAGTGGTCAGGAAAAAGGTGGTTATGCTAAGTCAGCTAAATCTGTTGATATTAACTTTGAGATTATCCATAAGTCAGCAGTAATCCAGTACACCAAGCACAAAGTACCTAAGATTATTGACCCTAACGCAAACCCTGATGCAGACGCATGGACTTTTGGTTATCGTAATGTTGGTATTGCTAGGGTGTATCAGAACAAAGTAGCAGGTATCTACTGTCACACAGTAACACAGAACACAGCTACTCAGTCAGTATCTGAATAAGAGGTAAAGCAGTATGATGATTTATGCAAATATGGATTTTTATAAAAATAAATATCAAGGTGCAGTCATTAATACTGCTAACCCTTATGTTTATTTCCGTAAAGCAACTAACTATATTAGGCACTATACTTGTGACAACATTGATGAGGGCGATATACCTGAACAAGTAAAAATGTGTTGTTGTGAAGTAGCTGAACTGCTTTATAATGCTGAGCAAAATAGTAGTAACTATGTAACCTCTGACAAGACAGGTGATATGTCAGTTACATATGAAAGTACAGAAAGCCAAAGACAGGTTTTGTCAAAGAAAATTAAGTCTGTAATTTATATGTGGCTAAGTGGTACAGGTTTACTGTACAGAGGTGTAAAGTGATTACTAATTTTAAATGTACAATATATCATTTTAATGGGGTGGGGTACAGTAAATTTTATGTACCCCATTGTCATTGGCAAGAAAATAAAGCAAGTAATGTTATGAAAAGTGGTTTACAGAATGCTGACAGTGTAACTGTATATATACCACTTGATAGCCTTGTAATTACTCCTAGCAGTAGTTTGTTACCGGCTAATGATGTTTTCCCGGGAATGAAGATTGTGCCTAAGAAACCTTCACAAGACCTTATTGTAAAAGGTTATTGTGACTTTGAATTTAATAATACCGACCAAAAGACAGTATCGGAAAGTATGAAAGAGTTTAACAAGTCTTTTAGTTACAACACTATTATGTCAATAGATATTAAGGACTATGGTGCTAAAAGGTTACAACACATCAAGATTAGTGGAAAGTAGGTGAATGTATGATTATTAGTCAGCCGCAAGATAGCACAATGAACACACCTAACGGAAGTCTGAATTTAAAGTGGCATAGTGACTTTGGTTCTTTAACTGAAAAGGAATTCCAAAAGGCACAAAGGTTTGTTGACAATGAAGTTATAAGGCAGATGATACCATACACACCTATGGATACAGGCTTTCTGTTTAAGTCTGCCACAGTAGGTACAGTTATTGGTAGTGGTAAGGTTGTACAGTTAGGACCTTATGCAAGGTATTTATACTATGGTGTTGTTTATGGTCCTAATATTCCACTATACAAGAATGGTGAATTGGTAGGCTTTTACAGTCCACCAAAGAAATACCCTACCGGTAGAGAGTTAAAGTATTCAACTGCTAAACACCCTTTAGCAGGGAAGATGTGGTTTGAACGAATGAAAAAGGATAAGAAAGATGTTATCCTGAACGGTACTGCAAAAATTTTAGGTGGTAATGGGAAATGAACATAATTGGATTAGTAAAGTCAGCTTTGCAGAGTTTTCCACAGATTAAAGAAGTGTGTAATGAAATATCCATTGACTTTACAGATGACACAATTGATAGTTACGGATTATCTTCAACCGGTGATACATTGCTAAAGGAAGATATTTTAGGTAATCAGACAAGGCAACATAACTTTATTCTATATGCAGTGTATCAGTCCGTTAATGACTATGACAGAATGGTAAATACAGGTGCTTTACTCTCACTTCAAATGTACCTTGAACATTTTGCAGATAATCAAGAAGTTACTGTCAAGGTGGGTGACAAAGAGTATATAGGCACTCTAACAAAGTTAACTTGTTCAAATGGTATGATTTACGAAATACCAAATGGCAATATGAATAACGGTGTGGTATATCAGTTGCAGATTATATCACAATACAAAATTGATTTTTAATGAAAGAAGGTAATATTATGGCAGAAACAAAAGCAGTAAGTGGTACACCCGGCAAGTATTCAGGTAAGCTAAAAAGAAGTTACTTAATGCACTACATTGACGCTAGTTTTGGTAGTCAGACACCTAGTTGGTTTCTAATCGGTAGAGATATTGAGGAACTATCAATGGAGCTAAATCCGGAGGCAGACTCAAAGAATATTCTTGACCAAACTATTGATAATGGTTACGCACCAACTCTAGGTGTAGAAACATACTATGCAGACACAGAAGATGAAATCTTTGACAAGCTAAAAGACATTGCTATGAATAGACTTACAGGAGAAAATTGCAGAACAAAAATTCTTGAAGTGCTTATTGATAACAATGCTACTATTGATGTATCAGGTGCAGTTACAGGTGCTAGTGCTTGGGTAGAGGATTGTTTTGTAAAGCCACAGTCTTACGGTGGTGCAGGTGGTAACAATAGTGGTGTAAATATTCCTTACAATATTTCACTTGAAGGCAATCGTCAGAAAGGTACTGTTGCTATTACTAACAAAGTACCAACATTTACAGCAGTATAAGGAGAAGTCTAATGAACAATTTAAGTTTTGATGTTGGATATAAGGAATATTCTATTAACGGTGATGAAAGTAGAATTTTGCGTATTAAAATGACCGATTATGCGATTTTTGATAGATTCACAAAAGGAATGAAACAAATTGATAAGATTGCAAAAGAATATGAAAATTCTACTGCAAATACATTTGATGAGGCTAATAATCTTTTCGTAAGTGTAGATAGAAAAATCAGAAAACAAATAGATTTCATCTTTGATGGTGATGTTTCTGATATAATCTTTGGTAATACTAACTGTATCAGCATTGCCGGTGGTAAGCCTGTTTTTCAGAATTTTTTAGAGGCAATTCTTCCTTCTATAAAAAAAGATATTGGGGTAGAACAACAAGAAATCGCTGAAAAGGTACATAAGTACACATCTAAAGTAAAATGATTGGTGAACTTCCTAAAAGCCTTGAAATTGACAATGCAACATATGAAATTAATTCAGATTTCCGTGTTGCATTGTTAATATTTCAAGCATTCAATGACCCTGAACTAGACCAATATTGTAAGGCTTTAGTATGTCTAAAGTGTTTGTATAAAGAAGTACCGGCTAATACAGAACAAGCTATTAAAAAGGCAATGTGGTTTCTTGATGGTGGAGATATTCCAAAGTCTCAAAATCAAAGAAAAATACTTGATTGGGAACAAGATGAAAGTATAATCTTTCCGGCTATTAATAAAGTAGCCGGTTACGAAACAAGAGAAGTTAAGTACCTTCATTGGTGGACTTTTCTAGGTCTATTTAATGAAATTGGAGATGGCTTGTTTTCACAGGTAATGAACATTAGAGGTAAGAAGTCTAAAGGAAAGAAACTTGAAAAGTGGGAGAGAGAATTTTACAGTACCCACAAAGAGTTAATAGACCTAAAGAGAAAAGCTACTTCACAAGATGAACAACAGGAATTGGATTTTATTAATAGTATATTTTGAATATTTATAAAAAATATGTTGACTTTCACCGAATTATGATTTAAAATGTAATAAAATTATAAAAATGAGGTGAAATTTCACAATGAATAATTTAATGAAAAATTCTCAAAAACATAATGGGACTAAGAAACCGTTTTATAAGAAGTGGTGGTTCTGGGTTATTGTTGTAGTTATCGTTATTTCTATCGGAGCCGGTTCTGCCCGTAATGGAAATAGCAGTAAAGATACTGATAATAAAGAAACAACAACGGTTAGTACCAGTGCAGTAGAAACTACAACAGTGCAACCAACAACAAAGGCAAAAAAGAAAGTATCAGCTAAAGCTTACAAAAATAATTGTAAGACACTTTCTTTCAAAGATTTGTCCAGAAATCCTGATAAGCATAAAGGTGAGAAACTAAAATATACAGGTAAGGTTATTCAGGTACAAGAAGATGAACATTGGCTTGATGACAATACTACTGTTGATTTAAGAATTAATGTTACTAAAGACGAATATGGTCTTTGGGATGATACTATTTTTGCAACTGTTGAATTACCAAAGAATGCAGATAGAATTCTTGAAGATGATATAATCACCATTTGGGGTGAATGTGACGGTAAGTATTCTTACACATCAGTCCTTGGTTCTGATGTTACATTGCCAAAGATTAATATTGAGTATTACAGTGTAAAATCAAAATAAAAAACTGGCCACTCTGTGCGATAGAGTGGCTTTTTTTATGCGTACATCAAGAGGTGTACGCATTTTTTATATCCATTTTTAGGAAGGAGGGGTTGTATGGCAAGTGATGGTTCTCTTATATTTAATACACAAATTGATAAAAGTGGTTTTAATAAAGGTACTCGGACAATATCCAATGGATTAGGAACTTTAAAATCTTCCTTTGTAAAACTAGGAACAACAGTGGCTGCTGTATTCAGTATTAGCAAACTTATATCTTTTAGTAAAATAGCACTTAATACAGCATCTGACTTAACGGAAGTACAAAATGTTGTTGATACTGCGTTTGGGTCAATGAGCAATAAAATGGAGACTTTTGCCAATAAGGCAGTTAATAGTTTTGGTATTTCAAAATTAACTGCAAAACAAACCGGTTCAACTTTTATGGCAATGGCTAGAGGTATGGGTTTAGCCGAGAAGAATGCAAGTGATATGTCTATTGCTTTAACGGGTTTATCTGCTGATATGGCATCATTTTATAATGTTGACCAAGAAATATCTAGTACTGCCCTTAAATCCATCTTTACAGGTGAAACAGAAACATTAAAACAGTTTGGTATTGTAATGACTGATGCAAACTTACAGGCTTTTGCATTATCACAAGGTATAACAAAATCTACTTCAGCAATGACACAAGCTGAAAAAGTACAGTTGCGTTATAATTTTGTAATGCAACAAACACAATTAGCGCAGGGTGACTTCGCTAAAACACAAGGAAGTTGGGCAAATCAAACTCGTATTTTGTCAGAAAGATGGAAAGAACTGGCCGGGACAATAGGAACAGTACTAATTAATATACTTCTTCCGGCAGTAAAAACTATAAACGATGCATTATCAAGTTTAATAGCTTTTGCAGATAAAGCAGTAAAAAGATTATCTAAAATGTTTGGATGGAGTGAGGATACATCTAATTCAACATCTAATATTAGCAAAAATGCACAATCAAGTGCAGATAATATAGATAAATCTACTAAAGCTCAAAAGTCATTGACTAAAGCCGTAAACAATACAACTAAAGCAAATAAAAAGAATAATAAAGAATTAAAAAATGGTATTGCAAATTATGACCAACTAAATATTCTATCCCAAAATACAAGTTCTAATAGTGCTAAAAGTGATAATGCTAATGGTAATTTAGTTCCAATGAATACCACCAAATATCCTAATGTAGGAAGTGAAATTGGGAAATCTGTTGGCAAAGGTATTTCAGATAGCATAACTAATGCTTTAAAAGATTTGTACAAAAAATGTGGATTTGATACCTTTTTAAATAACATTCAAAAAGGTATTGATTCTGTTGATTGGTCGGCTATTGGAAATAATTGCAAAAATATTTTTAAAAAATCAATACCAATAGCCAAAGCTTACTTAGGACAAGTACAAAATGTCAGCAAGGCAGCTTTAGGAGCAGTTGGTTCATTTGTTGGTGGTATAGTTCAAGTGGGAGGTAAGCAATTACAGACCCTAACAGGTGGTATTAGTAAGTGGCTTACAAATGACCAAAGAAAAATTATAGGCTTTATTAATACTATTGGTACGCACCTCTCAAATGGGTTTGATAATTTATCAACTTTCTTTGACGGAGCTTTTGACCTACTGGGCGATAGCATTGATAGGGTTAGACCAACTATGGAAAATGCAATATCTAATTTGCTATCAGGTATTACAGATTTAGCTGGTGGAGTTGGTACAATTGTATCTGATAGTTTTGAAATTGCAACAGGAAAATTAGTTGAATGGGTTGAACAGGATAGTGAAACTATTGGGACATTTTTTGATAATATTCAATTGCAGATTGCTGATGTTTTATCTTTAGTGGGTACTGTTTTTAGTGACATAGGTACCTTCTTATCCGAATGGTGGGAAAGTGACGGTTCATCTGTGTTTAGTAACATATGCGATATGTTTACAAATATCGGTACTACTCTTATGAATGTTTATAACGAATGGATTAAACCGGCATGGGACGCTATTGTTGATATTTTTCAATCAGCCTGGGATAATTGCTTAAAACCAATCTTCGAAAAGGCAGTCTCATTTTTCGGAAAGTTAGGGGATTGTATTTCAGCAATTTGGAATAACTTTTTATCACCTATTGTTAATTTTCTTGTTAAAACTTTTGGACCTGTTTTTACAAATATCTTTAAGGCCATTGGTGGTGTGTTTAACACAGTATTCACTGTAATTGGTGATGTTGTCGGTGGTATTTTAGATGCTCTTGGGGGTTTGCTTGACTTTATTACAGGTATTTTTACTGGAGATTGGAAAAAGGCTTGGAACGGTATCAAAGACTTTTTTAAAGGAATTTGGGACGGCATTTGGGGCATAATCAAGGGTGTTATCAATTTAATTATTGATGGTATTAATATGCTTTGGACTGGTATTTATAATGCAGTGTCGGCTATCGTTAATGCAGTTGGTGGAATAGCCGGCGCTATCGGTGATGTGTTTGGGCAAGATTGGAATTTTTCCATGCCTGAAAAAGTTCCGTTAATTCCTAAGTTAGCTACCGGTACTGTTGTTCCGGCATCTCACGGTGAATTTTTAGCAATGCTCGGCGATAACAAAAGAGAAACAGAAGTTGTTTCCCCATTATCAACAATGAAACAAGCATTTTTAGAGGCTATGGCTGAGGGTAACTTTGGTGGTAATGATAAGGATATTAACCTTACCATTAATCTTGATGGTGAAGTTATATTCAAAGGAATGGTTAATAAGGACAGTGACTACCGTAAAAGGTTCGGTAAGTCTGCATTTGCATAGGTAGGTGATTTTATGGCTAATTTCGATTTTGATAAATTTAACGGTACTCTAATTTATATTGGTAAAGCAGTAAACGCAAGTGAAGTTGATTATACACCATTTCCACACGACCTGATGGCTAAGGAATCATATCAATCAACACCATTACAAAGAACTGAACTAAAAGCCTATAGAGATACCAAGAATAAGTTACATAGAGTTACCTCACCAAACTATAAGTCTAAAATAGTGTTTCAGACAATACCACTTCACCTAAAACAACTAAAGTCAATCAGGAAAACACTTAACAATGCTTTTATCCACAAGCAACAAAGAAAGTTATATGTAATGTATTGGGATGAAGAATTAATGAAGTATCGTAAGATGGTTTGTTATATGCCTGATATTACATACACAACAAAAGTAATTAAAGGTACAGACATAGAGTACAAGGCTCTTGAACTTACCTTTATTGAGTATTGAGGTGATGTGATGATTACAGTAGATAGCAGAATCAAGGACCATATTATTAATGACCTTGTGGAAAATACAGTTGAAATTCTTTTTCCTAATAACTCAGATATAGCAACAATCACAATGGATAATATTGTTGAAGAAAGTATGACCCTCAAACAGTCAATATGCAGTGAAAGTACATTGAAGTTTGGGGGTTGCATAGCCTCTGAGTTTAATATTTCAGTTTGTGATACTGATGACAGAACTTTTGCCAACAACATTAAGGGTAAATGGATATTTGTTAGATTAACTCAGAGTTATCTAGGTGACTATATCTATCCGTCAAGTACTCTGTACCCATCAGCTAAAATCTATCCCGGTAGGCAAGTACAAGAAAGAACATGGGATTTGTTCTGTGGCTATGTTGATAAATTTCAGCGTGATGGAGATGATAAACACATTTATAAACTTACTGCATATGACTATATGGCAAAGCTGAACCAAAAAGATGGAACAAAAAGTTTATTTGAAGAATGGCAGAATGCTACATTCAGACCACTAGGAACTGTAATGTCTGACTTTATTAACTTAATTTATCATCCATCAGTAAGTGAAACATCAGGTATTTTAACAAACACTTTTAGTACCAATGGAGTTAATTACAAAATATATAATTTTAAAACTAGGAATGGTCATTGGTTACTAGATAAGGACAATCTAGTAACATCCGGTAGCGTACTAAGGGATTGTTGTGAAATGATAGGTGTATTTGGTTTTATATCTCCTTTTTCTGATGCATTAGAGAAGAAAGGCGATACTGTAAAAGGCAATTTTGGGTTGGTTTATATATCACCTACAGACTCACCTGAAGTATATGACTTTTATGAGGATTTAAGCTATGAGGATTACATAGTAAAGGGCTATACTGATTTTAAATGGAAGTATGGTGGAAATCTTGACGGAAAGACAACCGAAAAAGAAACTACATTTAGACCGGGCAATACGGAAATACCGGACAATGAAACAAAAGTATATGACTTAACGAAAAATGTAATTTGCTGGCAGAATGAAGATATGAATACATCTAATTGGCATATACTTAATGACTTGTACAATTACAAGAATAATAAAGGTGACCCTAGTGACATTACAAAAAGGTTCTATAACTGTAGTTACACCCCATTTACTGCCACAACAGATGGCAGACCTTGGGTACAGGTTGGGGACAATGTACAGTTTAATGTGTATGAAACTGATGTAAACGGTGCTCCATTATACGAAAACGGTAAACAGAAAATGACAGTAGTTAGCAGTGTAATCTTGTCAAGAACCCTTAGTGGTATTCAAGCCTTGACAGATACACTAGAGGCGAAAGGAGAATTATAATGAGCTATAAAAAAGTAGGTTGGGAAGATAGCCCATCATCAAACACACCAATTTTGTCGGTAAGTTTGAATCAGATGGATGACGGTATTGAAAAAGCAAACAAAGGCATAGTCTTTAGCTATTCTGCAACCTTCACTTCTGATGGTGTGCTAAAGAACACAACAACAACGGAAGCATTAGGTACAGGTAGCTTTGCAACAAGTCAGACAGATATTGTAACAGTCTTTGTTGCAGATAATGTTACAAAAATTAATAATGGTACATTTGGTGGGTGTACCTCACTAAAGACTATCTATATTGATAACACAGTTGGCAATGTGGATATTGTGAGTGGTTCAGTACCATCAGGTGTTAGTATCGTGTACTCGAATGGTGATAACTTCATTAATGTAAATGAACTATTAGCAAGTGCTATTAAGTCGCTGAAGAAACAAGTAAATGCAGATAAGTCTGATTGGGAGAAAAGAGCAACAAGTATTGAAGCTCAGCACAAAACAGATGTACAAGCACTAACCGACAAGGCTAATAGCATTGTTGAACAGGCAAATACAGATAGGCAGAATTTTAATAACAGTGTTGATGAAATCAATACCAAGTTAGAAACTAAAGAAAATGTATCTAATAAGGTAAGTGTGATTACACATCCCAGTTTAGACTATTATCCTGACACCAAAGCAGTATTTGACTATGTGAACAGTAAGTTAGAAACACCTCTATCAGATATTGAAAATGTGAAAGCTGATAAGCTTGATAAAGCTGATTTTAATAGTTATAAAACTACTAATGATACAGCAGTAAAGAAGAATGCTACGAATATTGCCCAACTAGACAAAAGCAAAGCAAATCTAGTGCAAAGTTATAATCTTTTTGATTGGTCTATTTTAAATGGTAAAACTGCCAATGGATTAACTGCAACGGCAACAGATGATGGAGGGTATCATATCACAGGTACACCAACGAAAAAATATGTGTCAATGTTAGTAAAGTCAATATCATTAGAAAATGGGGAGTATTACATTACTAGTGGTAAGACTACTAATAGACAAAGCAACTGTTATAGCCAAATCACATTAGTTGACAAAGATAAAAAAGAAACTTACTATTCTGAAAAGTCATTTACGGTAAGCAACGAAAATCTGAGTGAAATTATACTGTCAGTCCAAACTGGTACACTTCTTAACTATATTGATGTAGTCTTACACCCTTGCTTATGCAAAGCTAAATATAAAGATAATATGCCTCTATCCTACAATATCGAAAGAAGTACATTAGAGTTAGCAAATCAATTACAGCCTTATATTTGTAATACTATGTCTAATTCGCAAATTAAAGTTACAACAGACAAGTCAACTAGCATTGTGCTTAATGACAGTAGTGATTGTAACATTGTTGGGTTAACTTTGTACGGTAAATCAACTCAAAGTGCAATACCTACACCAACCAATCCCGTTGCTATTAATAGTGTTGAAAATCCAAGTATTACATTTAGTAATAAAAAAAGTTCTCAAAACTTGCAATTAAACTATATATTAAGAGGTGTAGACAATACTTGTGATGTGTTGACAATTAATAGTGACGGCACAGGCTTTATCACAGAAAAATTACAGCAGTTAGTTTTGCTGAGTAGTGATTTTGATAATCTGAAAGAAAATCCAAGTGGCACAAACACCCATAGATGTACATTAACATTATCAAATTCAACGCAATGGGCTAATAGTTCTGTTAAATATGCACCACTTTGTAATGTACTTCAATTCTTTGCTTTTGCCGGTACAGAAAAATATCCTTGTTTTGATATAAGAACAAATACATTGTATGTTGACTTAGGTTTATCACTTAACGATACAAAAGCAACACTAAAGAATTGTGCTGATGAAAATAACGGTATTGTTTTAGTTGGGGTAAAGCAAACACCGACAGTTATAAATTTAACTAATGAACAAATTAATGGATTTTTGAATTTACATATGTATTATCCAAGCACAACTGTTGTATCAGACTGCGACAGTCAGCTAACTTATATTGCTGATACAAAGAATTACATTGACAACAAGTTTAATGAGTTAGCAACGGCTCTTGTTGCACACGAAAGTGAGGTGATGTAATAATGTTTAGCTTACATGATTTTGTTTTTAAGACTTTAGAAACAATGAAGAACAGACTTGATGAGTACCAAGTCAGAGCATACGCACTAAGCTGGTATAGTAAGTCAGTCTTGACAGATGAAGATATGCTGACTATCGACAGTTGGTACACAGTTGAAGAAACTGAAACAACTAACGAAGATACAGAGAACTCAAACAGTGACTTTGAAGATGTCACAACAGATAAGGAGAATTAAGATGAAAGAATGGATTTGTACTGCTATTGGTGCAGTAGGTGGACTTTTTGCATGGTTGTTCGGTGGTTGGGATACTGCTCTGGTAACACTATGTTTATTTATGGCTATTGACTATGTGTCAGGTCTTGTTGTTGCAGGTATATTCCACAATAGCAAGAAAACATCATCAGGTGCATTAGAAAGTAAAGCCGGTTGGAAAGGCTTGTGTAAAAAGGGCATGACCCTATTATTTGTGCTAATTGCGTATAGGCTTGATTTAGCAATTGGCACTAGTTATATAAGAGATGCAGTAATCATAGGCTTTATGGCTAATGAACTAATCTCTATCGTAGAAAATGCCGGTTTAATGGGTTTACCATTACCGGCTATTATTAATAAGGCAATTGATGTATTACAGAACAAAGGAAAGGATGATAACTAATGTCAACAAAGATTGTAGATGTAAGCAGATGGAACAACACTGTTGATTACAAAGCGTTAAAGAAGAAAGGTATTACCGGTGTAGTAATTCAATGTGGTTATGGTATGGTGTCTAGTCAGAAAGACCCATACTTTGAAAGCAACTATAAAAAGGCAAGGGCAAATAAGATGCTTGTAGGTGTTTACCATTACAGTTATGCAAAATCTGTTGCAGAGGCTAAGGAAGAGGCAAAAGTCTGTCTAGGTTGGCTAAAGGGTAGAAGTTTAGATATGCCTATCTACATTGATATGGAAGAAGAGAACCTAACATATCTAGGTAAGTCAACTCTAACAAAAATCGCAACAGAATTCTGCAAAACAATCGAAAAAGCCGGATATAAAGCCGGTGTATATGCTAATGCAAATTGGTTCAAAAATAATCTGAATTATAGTTCGCTAAAGAAGAATTACAGTATTTGGTTAGCACAGTACTCTAGTACTAAAGATTATGATTGTGACATTTGGCAGTACACAAGTAAGTATATTGTTAATGGCAATACTTTTGATTGTAATATCTGCTATAAGTCATTTGGTAAGACTATGATTACCACAAAACTAAAATGCCCTATTTATAACAAGCACTTTATTGATAAAGTAGGTAATGCAAGTCGTGTTCTATTTACTGTGCCAAAGGGTACTAAAGTACAATGGCTAAAGGATATGGGAGACGGTTGGAGTCAGGTTCGCTATAATGGCAAAACCGGCTATATGGTCAATACAAGACTTAATAAGTTAGGTCTATCTAAGTATAAAACTATTGTAGTAGGCAAAGGTTCTACATACAAAAGAGTTGTCAAGGGTAAGATTAAATATACAAAACAACTTGATAAGGACAGAGAATTTAGAATTATCTGTTATATTACAGAGGGCAAGTACAAGGGCTACTATTATATGTACCGTAACTTAAAGTATTATTTGATTAAATAAGAATTAACGCTAATAATTAATTTTTAAAATTTATCGTTAATGTTTTAAATTTTGAATGTAATTTTTAAGGATTTTAACACTTGAAACTTGTTATTTTGATTGTTAAGGCATATTTTCAAAACTTTTTAAAAATTTGAACTTCATTTTTAAACAATTTTCAAAACTATCAAAGAGATTTTCTAAACTATTGAAATGTTTAATTAAAGTTTTAAAAACTAAAACAAAATCAATTTTTCGTGCAAGAAGTAACCCCACAACGGTACTATACTGTTGTGGGGTTGTTTTACTTTTGTGAACATATTTTTATTTACTCGTTACACTTTAGATTTTGTAAGGAAAAATCTCTAAAATACGGTATTTGCGTTTTGATAGCATAAATAAGTTGAAATGACAAGTCCTTGATTGGGGTACGGATGTTTAAATCATTAGCGTTAATTGTCTTTATCAAAAGAGATATATTATAGTCAATATGAGCGGCTGTTTTGTCAGTAAGATGTTTTATAAAGGTGTAAAGTGATAAGTCGTAGTAACCAATTTTATTTAATAATCTTAATAATTGTCCACTATAATCAACACTTTTTAGTTTCTTACCTTCGAATGTTTTACCCATACATTCTAAAAAACAGTCAGTAAACAATCCTTTAAAAGTATCTTTGTCATTTGGCTTCATTTTATTACAAATTTGTTTAAATATAATGTTATCAAAATACGGATATACATCGTCGGGTTGTATAGTGTGATAGGCTATATTTTGTTCTCTCCATTCATTGATACTAATCCAGTTATTAATATCTTTATCAAGTGAATAGGGACCACAAACAATACAAAAACCTTTGCTCAATTTGTCACAATGTAAAATATTACCTTTTAATGGTGGCATCTTAAAATCAGGGCATACCTTTTCCAAAACATTATTTTTCTTTTCACACAATAATTTTCTTAGATTAATTGCAAGAATTTTATCAATTGCGTCATTATATCTTATATCATCTTTTCCATAATCCAAGGTTATCATCATAGCAGTGAGATCTGTTTTTATTTCATCAATAATTCCTTTTTTAGAAAGAGCCATCTCATTAACAAAATTTAATTGTGGTTTATATTTTTCGGTCGTCATATTATTCTCCAAAGTATTAATATTTACATCTTATTAATACATCATATAAATATAAAAGTCAATAAATATGATTAAAATTACACATTTGAATTTAACATAATTGAGTCATATTTGAGTCATACTTCTATAAAATATGACTTATTTTTATTAAAAATATTAAACTTTAAATAAAGATATTTTTACCATAATAATCGCATACCTAAGCCATTTTTTAAGTCTATCCCATAAAATCTAAGTAACCTAGATTTTGCCCTAAGTCGGGTTCGAATCTCCAACCCTTCGCCATAAAAAGCCCATTCTAATGGGCTTTTT